GTCGTTGATATGAGACTGCGCGAGGCTTAGACCCCGAATCACTCCGCACAGATACTTGTATTCCTCAAAACTCTTAGCCGCGCCCCCGTGTAATGCGTTTGCATTACTGTCGATTTCCTTCTGAAACTCGCTCAGAAGGTGCCTAAGAACCTTCTCTTCCATCAGCGGTTATCCGATTTGGGTTTGTTCGTACCCTGATTAGGTTGTTTATTGTTATTTTTGATCGCGTCGATGATGTTCTTGAAGTCGGTCTGCTCTGCCTGACGACCCGACTTAGATGCCTCCAAGTCAATCCGCTTGTTCTCAAGCATGAGCTTTTGCTGATCCATCTGGAGTTTGGCCTGATCGTTCTGCATCTTGGCTTGGCTCTCCATCATCTTGCGCTGGGCATCCTGCGCCTTCAGTTGAAGTTCCTGCTGTTGCATCTGAATAACCGGGTCTTGCGCCATTTGTTGTGCCTGCTGTTGCTGGGCTTGAGCCACGTTGGACTGAAGAAGTTGTTGTGCGGCAATCGCAGCCAACTGGGAAACCTGAACTTCCATCTCAGGCGTCATACGCTGATCTTCTTCGCCTTCTTGGGCTTCATCCTCCATCGGAGGCAGCGGTACACCGAGTTGCTTCTCAATGTCCTTGCGATACTTAAAGGCCAAGTGATCCATGATGTGCGCCTGAATAGCCGCCATCGTCTGTTGTGCAGCGGGGTTTTGCTGCATCATTTGCTGAATCTGCGGATCTTGAGACATCGCTTGGTGGACAGCGATATGGGCGTCGTGGTCCTGATACATAAATGCTTTAGCAGGTTTTCCCTTTAGTAAAAACATATTTTCACTAACGGGGTCTTTAGGCGTTTGATCTTCCTCCATCGGGACGATCTTGTTAGCATTCTTGATACCAATAACCTCAAGCATCTGGCGGTGCAGCACAGGCAAGTCGTAAATCTGTGGTGCGCTTTGGGCAAGCTGAAGTACGGCCTGATATTGAACAATCCGCTGACCCATTGTTGCTGCATTTGGATCACTTACAGGAATAATCTCAACATGCTCGAAATCTTCCTTCTTAGCTGCGCGGCCCTTTTTGCCATCTACCTCGTATGTATATGCTTCATCGGCATAGTCGCGCACAATGCCCTTAAGGAGCTTGAACTCTTGCTTGAGCGAGAAATGCACGCGAGCTTGGACAGCACTCATCACTTTGAGCATCCGCTCAAGGATAGCCATCGTTGTACCGACCGGGGCCTGCGCCGACATATCCGAGACTTTAAGATCAGCGATTGACGCCAATCTGCGGCCATCTTCAATGATCTGCCCCAGCAACAGGTTCAGAACCTGACTCGGCTCCTTATATGGGAGCGGGAGGATGTTGTCTCGGATGCTGCCGCTCGGCACATCCACATCTCGGAACTCACCCGGAGCGATAGGTGTATCGTCGCCTTTTACACGCAACCCACGAGATTTAAGACCACCGGGCAGATTGGATAGAGTTCCGGCATCGACAAGCTGACGAAGAATAGATGTACCAGCCCGTGCGTAGCCGCCAACGATATGAATAAGACCAAGGCCGTAAAAGCCAAAGCCCGGAATATAATTGTAGTGAACGAAGTGTTGCCGCTTATGTTTTTGAGGATCTTCTTCAAGATAATTTCTCCGAACCGCTAGCACCGTGCCGGTACCCTTTTCGAGGGTAACAATATAAGGAAGGGCAATTCCGGTTTCTTCCCCGTCTTCGTCCTTATCCTCATGACCTTCCAAATTGAGGTTAACGTGCATCTCAAGGATGCGGTACCGGTCGTCTTCAGTGGCGCTATACCCCTGCTCTTCTGCTTTACGTTTCTCGATGTCATCGAGAACTTTTTGTGGCTCACCTAGCTCAACATCTCTGTAGAACCCAGCAACCTGAAGCTTGCGAAGCTCATTCTTGGTCTTACGCATCACATGCGTAACACGCTCCGCGCTCTCAATGTTTGATGCACCGGAGGGCACAACTACGTCTTCAGCAGGAATGAAGATCGCCACTTGGCGATTGAGGGATGGGTCGAAGTAGATTTTCTTAAAGGCAGAACCCGACAGTCCAAGGGTGTACAGCATCCGTTCATGCTCCGGTCGATACTCGACCATCGCCTCGGTAAGCTGGTAATTCATCTCATCCCGTACACGGGCCGCAGCTTCTTCTTTCTCGCGGGTGACCTTACCCACGATCTGTGTCTTGACTGGACCGGCAGCGGGGAAAGTCTCCATGATGGCTTCTGACTGAAACTTAATAGCAGCTTCATTCAGCAGGGGGTGGAAAACCCCGCAAGCACCTTCCCAAGGCTCGGACCGCTCTTCGTACTTAAGTCCCAGAAGCTCAAGCCCTTTAATATATGTCTCGACCCAGTCCTTGCGGCTATTTATGTCCGTATCAAAGAAGTCAACAAGCTCACTGGACAGGGAGGACAGGACATTATCTTCTAGCGTTTCGGCAAGGTTTTCGTTAAACCCGCCTTCTTCCATATCATCTTCCGGCTCAATCGTGATCTCTACGCTGCCGTCTTCCAAAGTAACAATATCGGGACTTTCGATCTCGATATCCAACGGAGATTCATCGCCCTCATCCAAACCCATCGGGGCCGTGTAGAGTGCCTTGTCCATGTTCGTAGCCATTTTATTTGCCCTAAATAATTTCAGTAAAAACCGCCGCGCCGCTTACTCTTGAACCACTGAATATCATCTGGCTCGTCACTAGGCAGGGCAATAAACCCACCCTTACGAAACCTCAGAAGCGCCTGAGATGTTGAGTCAACCATGTCGTCATGAGTCCCAAAAGGAAATGACGCCACTTCTTCAATAAGTTCTCTAGCCCAGCGTGTATCAGGTGCCCACACCATACCAGAAGAAAATAAGTCTGATATAGCATTAACACGGGCGATCTTGTCTTGGCCTTTACCCGGCGTAAACTCAGATACCGGCACACCCATGGAGCGAAGCTCCTGATATAGAGCAGCCCCGTTGGACTTCTTTTCAACGATGAAAGCGTCAGGTTCCCACTCTTTATATGCTTCAAGCACCATCTTCTTGAGTTCGGGGAACTCCATCCGCTCTCGGATGCTCTCTAATAGAATGATGTTCTTGACCCCGGTTTCTTCATTGTCAAACACTCCCCACACAGTCAGGGAGTTAAAGTCAGACCGGTTAGTCGCTTCTTGGGCAGCATCCAAAGACATAATAGTGAAGTCGCAAGAAGGGGGCTTTTCATCCTCCCACACGTTCCACCACTCTCTTTTAACTAGCGCACCTTCTTCTGAGGTCGGCTGCTGCATGTACTGGGCTTGCCAATACCGGGGGTCCATACCTGCTTTTTTGGACAACAACTCATCCAGCGTCCAAAAGTCGGGCCATAAAGGTTTCTCATCCTCGGTACCCTCATTAATAATGGCAGGTAGCTCAACCACCTCCCACTGATCGGCATCGGGGTTTCTTGTCATGTGGTCGATCAACTGCCCGGTCAGGTCAAGCTTTGACCATCGCGTCATCACCACTATAATTGCGCCCCCCGGCATCAGACGCTGCAAGGGACCAGACTGGAACCATTCCCACGGGGGCTTGAATACCTCGGGCTTACCCTGCTTGGCTTCTTGCTCAGAATGGGGGTCATCAATAATGAACAGGTCCGCACCACGGCCTGCTAGCGCACCGCCTACACCGATAGCGAAATACTCGCCCTTATGGTTCGTTCCCCAGCGAGATGCAGACTTGGAGTCTTGTTGCAGTGCAACATCAGGAAACACCTGTTTATAGGCATTTTCCCCCACCAAATTACGCACTTTTCGACCAAAATCCACTGCCAAGTCAGCAGTGTGGGAGGCCATAATGACCTTCTTTTCGGGGAAATTACCGAGGAACCAAGCCGGTGCGAGGTAGCTAATAAGCTCAGATTTACCGTGCCTTGGGGCAATATTGACGATAATCCGCTTCTTTTCCCCCTTAGCCACCGATTCAAAGAGCGAAATCAGCTTCTTGTGGTGGGCACCGAACTTGTAATGGGGGTAAACATGCTTGATAAATGCGGTAAACGAGGACTTTGCATCCCCCATTTGCCTGCGCCGCTCATATTCGTGCAGTCTTTCTAGCAGCCACGCCTTTTCAGCGGGCGGC